GGCAGTTAATAGCTGATAGTGAAAATGTTGAAAAAGCAGTAACGAAAGAAATGAAAGCTGAGAAAGCTCGGTTAGAGAAAGAAGTCGCTGAGAAATCTGCTGGTTTAAATGACGTTGATTGGGTGACCATGTACGACGGTTACTTAGGTGTGATTGAGTCTCAAGGTAGGAAAGTGTTTGATGAGAATGGTCAACCTACTTTGAAGTATCCTGACATTCTTGGCACGAACGCTGATCTTCAAGATTTGACTGAAATGATGTTGCGTCGGATAGCTGGCTTAGAGAACATGAAAGTAGCTCAATTAAAATCAATAGCTGAACCACCAGCGTCTGTTGCTAAAGTTTACACAGACGCATTCGGAGATTATTTCACCAGATCAATAAATCGATTAGAGAAACGTTTCGGAGATAGAAAAGACATTAACGGAGGATACGAAGAATACTACGTTAGAAGCGTTGTCAATCCTTTAGGTTTCCGCAAACTACGATTCTTCTCAGAACGTAACCCTCAAGCGTTAATAGATTTTCAAGACACTCAAGCGTTTACACAATTTGAAAGAATGCTTCAAGCAGCGTCAAGAGTTAAAATACCGGGCAAAGTAGCAGGCAAAGCTAGAAACCAACGAATTATTACTAGAACCGAAATTGACCAGTTGCTTGGTGAGTGGGCCAGGATAACTGCTAGGGGTGGTGACCCAGTTCAGTTTAAACAATTGTTTGATGATGCTGTTGATAATTTGTCTCGGAAAGCAGATGAACTTATTAGTGAAACAAGCAAAGGTATGAAATCTGGTTTAGCTGACAACATGATAGAAGCCAGAAAGCAAATTGAGAAACAAATTGATGAGAAACTGACAATAGGGGATAGTTTACAAAGCGGTAGAACAATTAACGAAGCTAGTCAAGCTAGGAAAGGCATGGACACTGACCGACCTGGCCGTCGAACAATATCAGCGACAAATAAACAAACAACGTATAGAGTGCAAGACCCTGAAACAAAAACTATTCATACAATTATGACAGGTATGACTCCTCAGCAGATGCGTCAGTCAGGCGTTATGCCACGTTGGGATCTTGTCAATACTGAAATAAATAGAACGTTTAATAAGTTTGGTAATCGTAGGACACGAACGTTACAGAAAACTAAAGATGGGGCTAGGCTTGTCGGAACATCTGGTAGTTCGTTAGCTACGTCAACTATGCAAATTTGGCGACCTTTCGTGTTGTTGACTCCTAAATGGCCTGGTCGTGTGCAGTTGGATGAAACGTTGCGTCGTGCTGCTGATTTGGGTGTGATGAACGAGTTGCGTAATCTTATTGGTGGCTTTGGTGATATGCGTAATGTGTATGCGACTCGTGGCGTTGAGATGGGACTTGATGATTTTGTTCCTAAAATATTTGATAAAGCCGTTGAGCAAAACGCTGATGTTAAAAATTTGGGCGATGCTTTAAGGTATTACGAATCTAAAGGCGTAACGATAGACGATTTAATTGATTCAAGAGTTAATGAAATAAATTTAAATCAAACTAAAGTTAACAAGTTCCTGCCTAAACCAACACAACAATTAATGACTAAAGCAGGTTTAGCGAGGCTAGCAATAGGTTCAGCATTGTTTGGCTTTACGCCAGCAATAGCTTGGTCAACTATTTACGGAGCTAGACGATACCAACGAGTACGAAACGTAGCAAGACGGCAAGCCGGGTTAACAGTCGCAGAAGGACTGCAAGTAGAAGCTAGAAAATTATTATCTGAAGCGTTAGAAAACGGTGACGCAGGTCTTCGACAACAAGCAGAAACAATGCTTGCAAGAGCCGACGGTATGCGAGAAGCCATTGATGTCATTACACCTGAAGGGGTAAGTATTGAAAACATTGATGACATTACTGACAATTTAGAACGAGCGCATGTTTTAATGGACAAAGCTGGCATGGCTAACATGAGCGTATACGGTGCGACATTGCGTAACGGATACGGTGATACTGCTGATTTCCGTGAAATTATTTCTGCGTCTGTTTCATCAACTAGAAGCACATCTTCATTAATGCAAGGCGTTACTCAAGCACAAAAGCGTGAGATCCTTCGATTTGTTGACGCTGACTGGGAACTCTGGGATATAACTTCTGCAAGCACTACAAAAGCGCAATACGTTAAAGGCTGGGATGCTTTGCTTGGGCGTGCCACAAAGATCAGTGACAGGCATCCTGAATTTTACAAACTTGCCTGGTCTGACGATGTTGAAGGTTTAGCTAAGTTGTTGCGTGAAAATAGTGATTTGAGAGCAAGGCTTGGTTTAACTGACGCAATTAAATACCATACTGAACCTGACGTTGTTAACTTTACACAAAAAGCTAGAGACATTATTGATGAATTTAATGAGATATTGCCTTCTGGTGTTGGCTTTGACGATTTGCGTGCGAAGGCAGCAGCAGGCGGTAATGTCACTTGGAACGAAGTAGAAACACTCCTACGCAAACGTTTCAAAGAACAAGTAGACCAAGGCTTGTACGCTCCTACAAGTGATTTAAGATTTATTGTTCAAGAATTTCGTGACGAAACAGGCATAACAAACTTTGGTAAATCAACGTCACCAAACATGCGAACCATAGACTACGGCAGAGGAGCATTCACCGGAGCTATGGGAGAGTTCGTTGAAAACATGTTTAAAATACTAGGTGAAACACCAGCCGATCAACTATCAAGAAACCCATACTACAGAACAAAATATGAACGAGAAGTAAACCGCAGACTAGCCTTATACACAGACGCTGACGGCATGGTAAACATTTCGCAAAAAAGCTTAACGAAGATAGAAGACCAAGCTAGAAAATCAGCTCTCAAAGAAACCAGAGATCTGTTATATGATTTAGCTGAAGAAACAAGATTCGCTGAAATCACAGCAAACATATTCCCATTCTTTAACGCTTGGCAAGAAGTGTTAGGTAGATGGAGCAAACTCGCTACAGAAAATCCTTACTTTGTAGGCAAAATGGTCAACATGTATCAGACACCGTGGAACGCCAAATACTTAGGTATGGAAGAAGTGTACCAATACGATGAAGCAAAGATAGCTGAACGTCGAGAAGAATTAGGTCGTGATTTAACTGACGAAGAAAAACGTGAGTTCGCTACGCAAAGCTATATTGTGTTTAGGTTACCGCAACCAGTCAAAAACCTTGCAAGCGTATTAACACCTGGTCCGTTATCTCAAACGTTAATAGATAACGATATTAGGTTCAGCAAAGAAGGTTTAGCGTCAATGCTTCAATCAACAACTCCGGGTGTTGGACCGTTAGCGTCAATACCTATTAGGCAAGCCGTGTTAGAAGATCCTTCATTAGAAGACACGTTTAAGTTTATGTTCCCATTTGGGCATCCTGAAGGCGGTTTCTTTGAACAAACATTTGCAAGTTTCGCTCCAGCATACGCTCAAAACCTACGCAACATTTACATGGACACACCAGCCAAGAAACGGCAAGTAACATACTTCTTCAAACAAGTATTAACAGAGTATGAGCAATCAACGCCTGGTGGCATTTCAAGCCTTTTAGGTAACGAACAATGGGTGTTGCAAAGAGTTAAAGAATCTGAAGAACGTGCAGAGCAGTTCTTTATGTTCCGATCTGCTGCTGGCTTGTTCTCACCTACATCAACAACAATGCTTTCACCTTACGCAGATTTAATGGAACAAATTAAAGAATTGCAACGACAACACGGTTACGACGAAGGAACAGCGTTGTTCTTAGAAGAACACGGAGAAGAGTTCGTGTACTTAACTAGTCGAATGACTAAATTGAACGATGGTGTTGCTGCGTCTGCTGTGTCAGAAGAAGCGTACATAAAGTATCAAGACCTTGTGCAGTCACATCCTGAAATAGGTGCGTGGGTGACGTTAAGTCTTGGCGGTAAAGACGAGGAGTACTTGTTTAATCAAGCAGCGTATCGTCGCCAAACCACAATGGATGTAAGTCCGTTAACTCCGGGTTTGAAACGTCGTGAACTTAAATCACCGAAAGCGCTTATTGAAGGCGTTGACGTTAGCGAAGGCTGGACTAAATACACAGAGTTAAGTGACTTTATTCGCACTATACAAGATGATCGACAAGCTTTAGGTTTGCCGTACAGTTTAAACAGTACAGCAATGTCTGATCTGCAACGATTTAAACAAGAACAAATAGATTTAATACGGCAAGAACATCCGTTATGGGGTGAAGCTTGGGATTCAGGTAGAGATGAAGGCAAAATGGCTAGAGTCATCGAAGGCTTTGTCGTTGCATTAAGTGACGATAAGTTCTCTGACTTAACTACAACCAGACCATCGGCCAGGCATTTAATTGATTACTTTGAACTGCGTGGCTTTATCGAACAAGAACTAGTTCGTAGACACGCTGAAGAGAATGGAAGCTTAGACCTAGAATCTAACACTAACGCTGACCTATTATTGTTTTGGCAAAGAGAAAAAGAAGAGTTATCTAAACGACCAGAATTTTCGGTTGTGTACGACAGATATTTTGAAAACGACATGATACCCAAAAACAGTTTTGTTTCTTTAATGAAGGTATAAATGGCAGAGAATTACGGACAAAAATTTGAAGATCAATACGGTGTTACTGCTGCTCAGGCAAGTTCGGCTGCGTATGGTGCTGTTAGAGGCATTATAGGGTATGAAACTGTAGAAGTAGAAAGACCTCCTGTTGAAAGACCTGGAGCTTTAACTGTTGGTCCAGAACGTCGAGGTCGTGGTGCAGAAGTTGAAATGCGACAATCTCCGATCATGTCAGATACTATACGTCAAGCTATTGGGGCGTTAGGAGAGCAAGAGCAAAAAGCTATTGCATACGAAATTTTTCTTAATATACCTGGCTCATACGGAGGAGATTACGAACAAATTTTTAACGATGACGGTTCGTTAAATATACCTAATTTTCAAACTGTTGTTGAGGGAGTTATTGGATTAGCTGAAGAAGCAGTAGCTTACGACAACACATACTTTTTAGACATTCTTCGACGAGGAGATGTTGGTGAAATGACACCTGCTGAACTCGCAAAAGCATTCCAAGATCGTGTAGCTGAGATAGATGCTGAGAATGCTCCTAAAAGAGTTGTGAATTATATGGACCCGGCTGGGTTGCAGGCAGCGTTGAATGATGCGTCTGCGTCTGTGCTTGGTCGTAAGATGACGAATGATGAGATGAAATCGTTTGTTTCTAAGATTCATGGTATGCAGGCTTCTGGTATTTCTAGTATTTCTGTTGGTGCGCAAGCTGAACAGTTTGCTAGGGGTGCTGCTCCGGTTGAGGCTGGTGCTATGGATCATGCTAATGCTGCTTCGTTGATTATGCAGGCTGCTGGTATTGGAGGTCGTCGATGAGTCTAGACAGATTAATTGGGACAGATAGAGAAGATGAAAGAGATGTTCGTCTTTTAATGTTAAGTGCTGGTTCTTATTACAGAGATGGCGCAAATGCAAAGCAAAAAGCTAAAGAGGAATTTGAAAAAGGTTTGTTAAGGATGTTTAAAACAGATGCCTTTCAAACTTATGCTAGTTCTCGTTCTGGTGGGAATATGTTAATTTCTCCTGATGTTGATGATCCTAAAATAATTTTAGGAATTTTAGATAGCATAGGCGAAAAAGAAGGTTGGACTGCTGAAGAAACTATTTTTAATATTGGTCCTGCGGTACAAGAATTAGCAGGTGACGTAGACGATTTTGATTCATTTTCTGCTGGTTTTAACGCATTTGCTTCTAACACTTCGCAAAATATGCCTGGTTCTGAAGCCAAAACAGTTAGTGCTGGAGATACTTTAGTTGCAGGTTATGAAGAATTTGATGAAGAATTAGAACTATTTGAAAATGGAGCTAACGCAGTTTCTGGTGGAAATGTTAATCTTGGGACACCGCTTTCAGATCAAAAAATCCAAGAAGCTCTTAAATATACTATTGGCGAATTAGCGCCACCGGAACTTGTTGAAAATGTTAGAAATAATAACGAAACTAGTGTTCTTGCATCAGGAAGTAACATTTACAAAGGTCAGGTTTCAGAAATTATTGAAGTGCCTGTTGAGGAACGAGTTGGTCGAGGCACTACTGATTTAGATGCTCTTGCAGCAGCAAGGCGTGGTGAAAGCGTTGAAGCTACGCCTGCGTTTGTTGACCAAGGTGGAGCAGCGATTGTTGAAGAAGAACTCGCTAAAGGTGATGATGCTTTTGCTGGCTTTGCAGGGTTTATAGGCGGTCAAGTTCCATCTCAAGAACAACAAGAAGAATCAACAGGTGAGCAACCAGGCGGTCCCGGTGGAGGCAATCCTTCTAATGCTGCTCGAATGATGGCTGAACGAGAAGCAGACCGAGATGAAATATACTCACTACTCCAAGAACAATTCGGAGGAGCAAGCTACTTCTTCAGAGATCAAGCGCTAAACATGTTGCTTGGTGTAACAGCAGACGGAACTATTGTTAGCTACGACGACGAGTCAAGAGAAACAGAAATAAAGTTAATGGACTACATCGTCAACAACGGCATAACCAGCATGACTAGAGTCAAAGGACTCCTACAAAAAACAGAATGGTGGCAAACAACCGACGTAGCCCGACGAACATACGATGTCATGTGGGGCGAAATGAGCGACCCAGAACGACAAGAGTTCCTAGAGCCAACAACAGACGCACTAACCAAAGAAGCACAATTCCTAGGATTTGACTTAAGCGAACAAGATGCGTTTACGTTAGCGCAGACACTAGCAAAAAATGGTGATAGTGAAGATACAGAAGCTATTAGAGAAATAATCTTTAGTCAGTTACAAATGCAAAATACTGTAAGTGAACTGTCAGGTTTTGCAGCACAAAAAGATAATCTGCGCCAACTAGCGAGGAGTTACTATGCTCCTTTACCAGAACAAGGCGAGGGTTCAATAGAGCAATGGGCTGAATTGCTTTACACCGGAGAATCAACTGTTGAAGCATACGAGCAAAACTTAAAGCAAATAGCGGTATCTAGATTCCCAACGTTAGATAAAGTTATTCGAGAAATGGGTTTAACACCAGGTCAGTATTTTGCTCCATATAAACAACAAATAGAAAGTATGCTTGGCAGGAATGTTGATTTATATAACGAGTTTTCTGATGTTATTGAGTACATCCCTGATGGGGGTACAGATGCTAGAGCGATGAATCTTTCTGAAGTCAAAAATTTTGTTCGTGCGCTTCCTGAGTGGCAACAGACTGATGATGCTAAGGACCAGGCGAGGGCGTTGGCGTTCTCTATTGGTCAAACGTTTGGGGAGGTAGCGTAATGGGCATGGGAGATGTAAGAGCTTTTACTGAAGCGTTTGAAGAAGATACAGTGCTAACAGATGATGCTGTTATGGAAGCGCAAGAAACCCAAGACGACAGAGATGCACTAACAATCATTAGAGACACATTAGCCACCTATGGCTTAGAAGGATTAGCAGCAGACGCTTACCGTTTCTTAATGGAAGGCTCATCAACAGACAGCGTAATGATTCAACTCAAAGAAACAGAACAATTCCAAGAACGTTTTAAGGGCATGGAAACTCGTAGGCAACAAGGACTGCCAGCTATCAGCCCAGCAGAATACATACGACTAGAACGAGACTACCGTCAAACAATGTCAGCAGCAGGACTACCAGAAGGCTTCTACGACAACCCTGACGACTTCGCAGACTTCATAGGCAACGACGTGTCCCCTGCCGAAATGACACAACGAGTCTCAATGGCAACAACAGCCGTATCCAACGTCAACCCAGAACTCAAAAACCAATTGCGTGAAATGTACGGCATAGGAGTAGAAAACGACGGAGAACTCATAGCATACTTTCTAGACCCTGACAGAGGCGTAAACGTAATAGAACAACGCTTACAAATGGAATCCGCTGGCTTATCAGCAGCAGCAATACAAGCCACAGGCCAGGGAATAGGTAGTGGTGTCGCTCGACAACTAGCCGGGCAGAACGTGCAACAGCGTGAAATATCACAGCGTTTAGGGCAACAAGCAGGTTTGACACAGCAAGTATTTGGTGAACAGAATGCTGTGACTTCAACAGAGTTAGCAGCAGCGTCGTTTGGTTTAGACTCAGAATCTACAGCTCAAGTGCGTAGGTTAAGGCAACGTAGGCAAGCAGCGACTCAGCAAAGAACTGGTGGTTTGGTAACCGGAATGGGCGCTTCTGGTCTTGGATCAGCACAAAATTAGTAGGGTATAGACTCAAACTCTCATTTTGCCTATATTTAGTTATGTGATCTGCCCCATTAAGAGGGTGAGCCGTTCACAACAAATTAAACTCCGCTAGCATTCCACCGTTGTTAGCGTGTATGAGAAGGTGAGTGACATAATGGAAACAGAGTCTACTGAAACAGAAGAAGTTTCAAGTACCGAATCCAAACCTAATTGGCGTAGAGAACTCGAAGCGAAAGCTAAGAGAGCTGATGAGCTTGAAGCTCAGGTTCAACAGATGCAACGCAAAGAAGTGTTTCGTGATGCAGGCTTAGATCCATCTAACAAGATGACTGAGTACTTTATGAAAGGCTACGAAGGCGAGCTAAGTGTTGAAGCTATACAGGCTGAGGCTCAAAGCGCAGGTTTATCAAATGTGGTAAGCCAGGTCAATACAGCTAATTTGGAGCAACAGGCACAGTTCATGGAACAAGTCGAAGCGGAGCGTAGAATCGCTGAAGCTAGTGATGATGCTGGTCCTGTGGCAGATCCTCAATTCGAGAGTTTAATTAGAGAAACTAAAAATGCTGATGAACTGCGACAGTTGTGGGAAGCCAATGGCGGTACTTTTAACGCAATGACGTAAGGTAGGCTCCAAAATTTAATTGGAGAATAGCCTAATGGCAATAACACAAATGAGTTCGCTGAACTCCGCTGGTAACGCAGCATTTGAACAGCTCGCTTACTTTGCGTTGCGATCACAACCTCTCTTTGAGATGGTTTGCGATGTGAAAACCACAAACCAATCGCACGCAGGAGCAAGCGTTAAGTTCACAAAGTACAGCGATTTATCACAAGCTACTTCAGCAATTTCTGAAACTTCTGACCTCACACCATCAACAATGGGTGACGCACAAGTTACAGTAACACTTGCTGAGTACGGTAATACAATACAAACCACCGCTAAAGCACGAGGAACCAGCTTCTTAAACATAGATGCTGACGCTGCTAACATTATCGGTTACAACATGGGTGACAGCCTTGATAAGATTGTTCACGATGTAGTAACTGAAGGCAGCAACGTACTATTCGGTGGCGATGCAACCGCTACAGGAGAACTAGCAGCAGGCGACGTTATCACCGCTGCTCTTATCCGTAAAGCTGTTGCTAACCTACGGTCTGCTTCTGCACCTGCATTTGACGGCAACGTTTACGTTGGATTTATCCACCCTGACGTTTCTTTCGATCTTCGTGCAGCTACAGCAGTAACTGACGTTATCCAACACCAAATCCGTCAAGACGGAGCAGGTGTCCGAAACGGTAGCATTGGTACATTCGGTGGAGTTGATTTCATTGAAACACCAAGAATCACGCTAACCGCTGACGCTGGTGCTTCTAACGTTGATGAATACAAAACTGTAATAGTTGGTAGACAAGCTCTTGCGAAAGCACACAGCCGGGCAGCCGGTTTCGGTGCGGACCCAAGCATTGTGTTCGGTCCTGTAACCGACAGCTTGCGTCGATTCAACACAGTTGGTTGGTATCACCTTGTAGGATACGGAAGATTCCGTGAGGAATGTATCCGAAGGATTGAAACATCATCCTCAATAGGAACTAACTAATAGTTCCTAATTAGATAGCAGGGTAGGCTGACTGTACTGGGAGGTTAGCCTACCCTCTATCTTTCTTTATTTGATTAGATTATTATTGGACATCATGGAAGATGAACAAGTAGATGTAGTTATAGCTGCTGAGACGATACAAGCCAGCGTTGTAACTGATGAGGAGAACGCTGATGGCTAGTGGTCTTTATGGAATAACTTTTCTTAACGCTTTGAAGAACACTCTTGCGTTAGACCTGGACAGTGACACGATTAAGATTATGTTGGTTACGTCGTCATATACTCCTGATTTTGGGGCGCATGATTTTAAGGGTGACGTTTCTAATGAGGTTTCTGGGTCAGGGTATACTGCTGGTGGTAACACGTTAAGTAGTTTGTCTTTGACGCAGACGGGTGGCACAATCAAGTTTGATGCTGCTGACACATCATGGTCATCTGCAACAATTACAAGTGCTAGAGGCGCTGTGATTTATGATGATTCTTTAACTGATGATCCGCTTATTGCATATATTGATTTTGGTTCTGATTTCTCGTCGAGTAACGGAACGTTTACGATTACGTTTGCTGCTGGCGGTATTTTTACGATTGACTTAACTCCATAAGAGGTGAATGATGGCAACTAGATTTCCGGGTGCGTTAGACCGTGATCCTGATGAGCTTCCTGATAATATAGCGGATTCTGATAATCTTAATTCGCCTAACCATGCGACTGTTCATAATAATGTGAATGGTGCTGTGTTGCAGATTGAGGAGAAGTTGGGTACTGGTGATACTACGCCTGCTTCTGGTGCTGTGTTGATTGGTACTGGTACTGGTACTTCTGCTTGGGATACGACTCCTACGTTTGTTGGTGATGTTACAATTCCTGAAGGAGATTTGATTCTTGGTTCTACTGCGGTGACTTCGACTGCTGCTGAGTTAAACAAACTTGATGGGGTTACTGCAACGACAGCGGAGCTTAATACTGTTGCTGGCGTTACTGCTGGAACAGTGTCTGCTTCTAAATCTGTTGTTGTTGACGCTAATAAGGATATTGCTAGTTTCCGTAATGTTACGCTAACTGGTGAGTTGGATGCAGCTACACTTGATTTGTCTAGCTCTGCTGATATTGCTGGCGATTTAGTGTTGTCTGGTGGCGCTGATGGTGCGTTGCAATTTGCGAATGCTGGTGAGAACTCTATTAAGATTCCTGATAACCAGGCTTCTGCTTTGATTATTGAGGAAGCTGATAATGCGTATATTACGTTTACGACTACTGATAGTTCTGAGGCTATTACGGTTGCTAAAGCGACTACGTTTAGTAGCACTGTTAACATTGATGGGAATGTAGATGTTGACGCTAATACTCAACTTGATGGGACTTTAACTGTAGGAGTGGATGACACTGGACATGATGTCATTTTTTATGGAGCAACAAGTGGAAGCTATGTTCAATGGGATGAATCACTTGATGATTTTAAGTTTCATGGAGCAGCAGTTCTCAGGTTCGATAGCACAACAGCAAGTTCAGGAAACTTCCAAATACAATTCCAAGAGGGATACAACATTCTTGCTGACAATACTGGAACAGGATCAGACAACACCAGACTCTGGTTTAGTGGACCAGATGACGGTGACTTTTATATTGGACCAAGAGGCGGTTCTGACAGATTTAACCTAATACAACTTAGAGGTAACACATCTATATTGGGTTCTATTTCAAAAACATCAGGCTCATTTGACATTCCGCACCCAACTAAAGGTGGCGACTGGCGACTAAGACATTCATTTATTGAAGGTCCAACATGTGACAACATCTATCGTGGCACAGTCACAATCAGCGGAAGTTCTGCAACTGTTGATTTAGACACCGTTTCAAATATGACTGATGGAACGTGGGAAGCACTTAACACAAATGTTTGGTCAATGGTAGGTAGCTCAGGTAACGCTGTCACTTGGTCACTTTCAGGAAAGACATTGACAATTAGTGGACCAGATGGGGCAGTTTGTAATTGGATGGTTATAGGTGAACGTAAAGATCAAGCAATAATTGACTCTAGTTTGACTGATACTAACGGTAAATTAGTAACAGAATATGAGAATGCAGAGATTGATGCGGATGCAGGTGAGTAAGTAAATGGAACTAAGCCCAGTAGAGATACTCCAAGAACTAGAAAAACAATACCCACTACAACTAAAGATTTGCATACAAGCAGTACAAATTAGAAAGCTAACAGAACAATTAGATGATACCGACGACCAGTAAACACGTTAACATTGAACTACTACACCCAGAGTTCAAACGCAGACTAGAAGCGTTCTTTAGAGACAGCCGTATCCGCAACAAAGTTAAAGTCGTATCAGGTGTGCGAACCTACGCACAACAAAAATACTTCTACGACGGATACAAAAGCGGCAAAGCAGGTTTCAACCTAGCTGCCAACCCTGATCGCAAAACATCTTCAGGTTTCCAAGGGTCATATCACATGCAACAACCAGCGTTTGATAACTGGGGTTATGCCGTTGATTTTAGAATTACTGGTCGAGGTATCAGCACTTCTCAAGTGAACGCCATAGCAAAATCTTATGGCATGGTTGCTTATGTGCCTGGTGAGTGGTGGCATCATCAGCCTTGCAAAGTCGTAAACGGCAAAGTCAAATGGTTTGATGCACCAGCATTAAAAGGAACGAAAGCTAAGAAAACAGCAAAGCAGGATGTTAAAGGTATTGCTGCTGCGTTTGCTGAGATAGAAGCCTTGGTTACTGCTCATCCTTTGAAGAAAGGATCTAAAGGAGCAGCGGTTAAAGTAGTGCAACAGTTGTTAGCTGCTAAGGGATTGTATCGGTATAAAATAGATTCTGATTATGGCAGACTTACTCGAAAGGCTGTTGTGGAGTTCCAGAAGCGTCGGCTACTATATGTTGACGGCGTAGTTGGACCAAATACTTGGAAGGCGTTATTACGATGAAAGAATATCTAGATTTACTTGAAAGATGCGGAGCAACATTCGTACAAGCAGCAGTAGCCAC